ATGTTGGAGCATACTACGCTGTTGTTAGACATGGCTCTCCAATTTGGAATATTGCCCAAGTCCCAACGCTTTGCACGCAGGTATTCAATGTCATCTGCATCTCCAATGGCAATCTGTGCAGAGCGCCTTACGTTGCCAGCCACCACGATTCTGCCGATGATGTTCATGATGTCAAGACAATCTGTAGGAGTCAGTTGCTTGCCTTCCTTCCCATTCAACAGCTTGTTAATCTCCATCATGCCCCACACAAGATCTTCTGGGCCACTAGCTACACCACCAAATCCTTTGATAGGAGAACCTTTAGAGCGAATCAGGTGCGTGGCAAAGGTGAACCCCTTACCAGTAACAAACGAAGCCTCTAACACCTTCCGAAGCAGTTCTACCCATCCCTCTCTGCTGTCTGGAACGATGAAGTCAGCATCGTTTTGATCGACCCGCTTTATCTCTATGTTCTTGTATGGATTTGAAAGATCACGTACAAAGTGACGTTGAATATTAAACCCAACCCCACTACCAAGCATAAGCATCTCAAATGCCCATGTAAACGGACGAATCTCTTCGTCTACCACTACGAAGGCGCAGTTTTGCAAGGAAGGCAATCCAAGCTTGTCTACGGTCTCTGTACCAAGCTGCCACAGGAACCGTCCAGCTACAGTTCCTTTTAGGTTTAGCATGATGTCTCGCACGTCCTGCTGCTCAACTTCATTGAAGTCGCATCCAAGCTGATCGTTGCAAGCTTTTATTACTCGCTCGACAGTCTCATGCCATTCTTCTGTCCTGTTCTCAACAGGTCTCGCGTAGGTTCTTTTAAACACGGGGTAACCTACTTCCCCCCACGGAATCGTGGACGAATTAACAGTATTCATAAGTAATTTATTTTTGGAAAGACCGCGAAGATAGTCAGAAATCTACAGCGTATCCCCAAACTCTGAAAGTTTCTAATCCCCTCAAATCGTGTAAGTTGATGTATGATATTACATCCTTCCTACCAGATCTCGTGTACTTTTTCTTGTACGCATCGTCTCTTCTTTGAACGAACACGTCCTGTACGTTATTTAGGCTGTATTCTAGTAGGTCCAATCGGTCTACTATGGCAAAGCCGCACAGCTCTGGGATGTCTATGGCAATGATCTTTGCATCCCCATAAATCCATCCCTTATTACCAATCACGTTGGTGAATTCAACCCATATAAGGTTGACGTTCATGTTCTCCTTTACATCTACTCCCCAAGGGCCTTTGCCTTGGTAGGTGATCCAAACGTCAATGTGCTTGTTGACATCGTCTTGTATACTGGCTTCCTTGGTTTCAAACCCCAAGGCAAGACAACTGCTTATGAATCTGTTTTGACTTGCAAAAGACCTATTATACCCTTGCTTGACCTTGTGTCTCCAAGTACTCATTCAGGGCTTCTTTAATTAAATCAGTTTCTATAGCCACAGAGGATTTGAATCGCTTCACGCTGTCAAGTACCTTGTCCTTGTCGATTTTGGCATCTCCATTCAGTTCGTGAAGCTTCTCATACAATTCCTCCGCTTCGTCACAAATCCTAGACGTAGACAAGAAATACATAGTAGATAATTTATATCTGTCCATTCCTAATTAAATCCTTTATAATATTTATACACTCGTCTACTTGGAACTTGTTCTTCGGAATAAATAATGCTGGAAGCGGTTTATTTTGCTCGTGAAGGTACTTCAAGAACAGCTTCCACCTAAGTGGAAAGGTATGCTGTGAAGGTGAGTATCCTTTGGTCTCTATGATCCAGTTGTGATCTCTTCCTACAAAGTCTGGGGTGTACTTAATTGGCAAGACCGCATTCCCAGTTTTGTTAAGCAGTTCCTTTCCCTTGGGGGTCATCTTCCAGTATTCACCCTCGTAGTTGAAGCCTTCTTGAAGCGTAAACTCTGCTTCCTCGTAGGCAAAACTTATCCCCAATTCAGACAACCTATCTGCGCAGTACTTCTCTAGGGAGGATTTGTATCTGCCGAGTTCTCTTTTGCGTGCTGCCGCCCGTGCTGGGGTTTGGGACCCTGCACGTGGCTTCGCACGATTGCTGTGCCTTGGCATTGGGCAAAGTTACAGACTTTTTCGTTAAAAGTCAAATTATACATTTTGGTCGAACTCACGATACACATCAAACTGATTTGTAATGGGTTGGAATAATCCACATAAAGTATTACTTGATGAAAAACCAGTCATTGTGGCATTTATGTGGAACAATAGCGGCTCATCGATGGGTGTAGGCTGTCCTCCAGTCTTCACTTCACGCACCTTACGTACATGAATCTCAGTGCTTTTGCGTATCGCAGGGTCAGGAGATTGGATCTTTCTGTGGATGGTTAGGAACCCGTCTGCACGATTCACAAACTTTCCACCACCCTCTGTATCCTCGGCGTATGGGGCCACTGGTAGGCCATCATCTCCCTTCCTACGTTGAGCCTCTGTAACAGCGTGCATATTGAGCCATACAGCCACGTTGTGTGCCTTGCTGAATGTCAGAAACTCTGAGGCTGCTTCGTAGTGGTAGTCGTGAACCCCAATGCTGTTTGATTTCATAGAGATCTTCAAGCTGTTGTAGGGATCAATAAAAACTGCATCCACCTTGTCGTAGCGCATAGTTTTCTCCATGAACATGATCAAGTCGCCATAGGAGTACGTCTCGTTGTTTTTGATGATAGTAAAATGCTCGTTGACGTACTTGTATGCAGTCTTACGTTGGTCGTAATTCATGTCAATCAGCTTACGCTGCGTACAGAACTCCATCAACGTCCCCTTGAGTGACCACGTGCTATTCTCACTGCTGTACACGAGCCACTTCCAGTTGTGACGGATTGCAGCGTTCACCATCAGGTACAATACCATCGTAGTCTTACCTACGTTGCTGTGACCATTGAATATGACGAACTCGTTCTTGTACCTGAAGTACTCGTCCATCCTGATGTCTCCCGTATCTAACCCAATTTGAATTTTGCCTTCTGCAAATTCATTGATCAGATGGAAGTCGTTGTTGTCGCTACTGATGAATGACATATCCCCATCGTTGATTCGCATCTCACGTTCAATAGAACGCTCGTCGCTAACCAGTTCGTGGATGGGTGTAGTCTTTCCATATTCAATGCCCTGACGTATTGTGTCCAAAGCAGTGCTTTCAGAATCTACGTCACGCTTCTGTATCTCGCGAAACAAGACCCTAACCACTTCGTCTTCTTCCATCCTTCCCACACCTACGTAACCACCGCATAGCTTGGCAGCTTTTAATAGTGTGTGATGCTTCTGTCCATCCTCTGCCTGGCGAATCATTTTTGCCGCCAGGTTCAGTTTCATGTAATCCGTATAGACTTCGGTGGAAGTGACGGTCTGTTCCGTTGTAGACCCAGACAGGCCGCCATACAGGCTGCTCCCTTCGTTGATTACGATGTCAGGGTCATATGATTCGAAACAAGCCCTAGATTCGTTGATACCTGTTTCATCTACGTACAACCCATAGGTAACGTCGAAGTACTTCTTCAATGACCTGAAGTGATCCCTGTGGCGTTCGGGGTTGGTGATCTTCACCAGCACCTTGAGTCCATTGCCCGAAGGGGACACCCAGCACGAATACACGTACTGATCCGTAGCTAGGATATCCTTTGACTGAGCCACATCTATCTTGTCAAAGTCAAGGACGATGTACCCGCTGTGTTCCACCATGGCATCGTCTTCACGAGAAGTAAATTCTCCGCTAAACAATACTACAGGGAGCAGCATCTTATCGTTCTTCTCACCTCCACGCACCCTCTCGACGGTCTCCCTGCTCGTACCATCCTTGATACGTTTCAGGGCCGTCTCCATCCATATGGTATGGGGCTGTGAGGTCGAGTAGATGTTCTTGAATATCGTAACCTTCATTTCCTGTACTTTTTTGCCATGTCTAAATACCACTTAGCCTTTTCAAGATCCCTTTCTACAGGTTCGTTTGGCTTGCTTCCCAAACGGATCTTGTACTTGAATGCATTCATCTCACAGAATGCCACAAACTTCTCTTCCCCCCATATGTCAAGCATCATCTCCCACGCTTCCTTGGAGAAGTCGTTGTAGTGATCTGGGCTGTTTACGTACTCGTAGGTTTCTTCCATAACAATTTGCTGTTTACGATATTATTGATAATCAGTTTCTTCTCTCCCTTGTGTGTCTTTGGATAGCACTGCGATATCATCCTAGACATAGCCAGTTCATCATCCATTATTTCAAGTATGTCATTTGACTTTGACACACACCATACTTCCTTCTTGGAGTATTCTCCCTTGACTGTTCTCTTGTACGAAACTATTAGTTCGTTGTAGTAGATTGTGGTTGCTCTATCCTCCATTTCCTTTTGATTAAAGGTGCTAGTTCCTCAAATGTCATGGTCTTGCCACGGCAATCGTCTCCAAGCAGCAAGACGCAGTTGTCTCCGCTCTTGTTCGGTATGAATACGATGTAGTATTCTTCTTCGCTGTCGGGGATGTCAAGTGAGTAGTTGTTGTGATTCTGTCCATGAACGTAGAATGTCATCTTCTTCCCATCCTTCCCCACCCGAAACGAATGGGGGCCAAGGAACTCTATGTCCCTCAACCCCCACTCCAACACAGCGTATAGACCGAAGAATTTAGAAAGGGAGGTCGTCTCCACCTTTTTTCTTCTCCACTCGTGCCTTCGATTCAGCCGCACCTGCGCTGCTGGGGTTGTAGACCGAGCAGTACGGCTTGCCGTTCTTGCTGATTCGCATCGTCAAGAATACGTTTCCGCCTTTACCATCCGCTTGTTTCGCGGTAACATAGGAGTCAAGGATTTCCTTGATCTCGTGATCTTTGAATCGCACTTTCCACGATTCGATTTGGCCTTCAGCATTAAACCTAGGCTCTTCTGCGTACCCCATGAGGACGCTGTCGTACTTCTTGTCAGACATGATTAAAAATTAAAGAGGAAGTAATGGATTGCTACGAGTACGATCCCTGCTACAAGGATCAGGTATTGGATTTTCATACGCGGTAAACGAGATAGTCGTCGTTAAATGATTTCTCTTCGGACAGGTACTTCTTGATACGTGCTACGGCATCCCTGAACTTTACCTCCCCTCTGAAGATGGTGTCTTCTGTGCATTCTACGAGCGCAGGAAGGTACGGATATGTCTTCTCCTGTGCCACCCAATAAAAGGTTTCTATGCCTGTCATGGCTGTGTACAGGTAAGCTTGGATGTCGTAGCCAAAACTATTCACATCCCAACGAAATCCGTCTACGCTGCGTGTGCTTTTGCTGTCTACGATGTGGTTTGGGCAAAGGCAGTCAAGCACCCCCTTAACCAATACACCATCTAAGATTTCCTTGGTCATCATAACCTGGTACTGCCCGTTCATGTATTCAGATACCAGCTTGCAATCGTTCAGGCGATCGATCATTTCGTTCGCTTTTTTCCAATCATCAAGGTTACAAATCGTCTTGCCTTGCAAGGCATACTCCTCAACCATAGCCGCCTTAACCTCTTTGTATTCGTTGGTAGCTGAAGGACTCTTGGTCTCTTGAGTTTTAGATGAACACCGCTCAAGAACTGCTTCGTGGTCAAGGATGACGTAGGTATTGAATGCCTTGTCCCGTTCAAACAGGAGCATATCGTACATCGTACCAAAGCTGAGTGCATCGGATTCCTTCTGCAAACTTCCGCTCATGTACAAATCAAACAGCTTCATGTCCTTCAAGGCATTCTTTACGCTGCTGTAGGAGAGGTGTGGCTTGTTGTACTTCTCCTGAAGTACTTCGTGCAGAATCATCGTACAAACTTTTTAAGCGAAGCCTTCTGCGCGTCAGTCAACTTATCACCATAGTGCTTCATAACTGATTCATATGCCTCCTGACGATCACGTGCGGCCTTCAGGTAGTTTACGGCCTTGTCCATGATCGATTCCTCCTTTGCAGGTGCAGGGGCGGCCTTGGGTTCGGGTTCCTTTCCGTGCGTGTTGGTGCTGTCGCTGTCCTTGGTGTCGTCAATCAAGAACAATCCATTGAGTGCATAC